TTTGATTAACTTTAAGTTTATAACGTGCAATATATTTCTGGCAATCAATCTTATCTTTAAACCAACAAATTTTCTTTTCTCCATTATCTAAATGGTGCATTTCAATCGGAAAAGCCACATGAAATGGTACATCAGAGGGATCTGATTTTTGTGGAAGAATATTTGCTGGTGGTGTAACCTTTATTGTCCCTCTACGTTTTTTTGCCATTTTCAAATGCTTCCTTAATCCAAGAAAGAAAAATACGTTCGCCCTCTAATTCCATACCATTACCTTTCTTTAAATATAGCTCACACTCATTAAAGAACTTTTTACTCCTTGAGCCAAAATAGTCTTGCTCATGAAACCATTCATCAAACTTCATCATCTTTAAAATCAAAGAACCAAGTCATATCTTCAACATGCCTAGAATGGATTGAAATGACAACTTCAACGAAATGATTTATAATATTTTTAATGTTTTCTGGAGTATCTTCAAAATTATTACATAGAGCATTGACAAAATCATATGATGGAATAGCTGACATTAATAATGCAAGAGCTGCAAATAGATAGCTACCATACGAATGCGCCATAGAAACATCCTGCATCGCTAGAATACATTCAATTGGTGAAGGTTCTCCTTCCTCTAGGTCTTCATCATGACTATAAGATGCAATTCTATTCATACCAGCAAACCAAATCATTTCCATAATAAGAATATTTTGCGTTTCTGAATCCAATGGAAGCAAATCTTCCACTGTTGGAACTCTTCCTTCTTTCAATGTTTTTATGATCTCATCTGGAATGTCTTCCATTTCAATTTCTGAATTAAGTGAAACTCTTAGATTATACCGCTTAAGAAGACATTCAAGAAGTTCTATTGTGTAATTAGCAGTGGATTCACTATCTTTTTTTAGATTGGCAGTTAAAATATTAAGTTGTTTTAGATCATCAGTGTCAATCATTTGAGGTTTTTAAAAAATGTTTGTATTTTAAGTTTTAATAGCGTGAGAATAATCACAATTTGTTCTTTAAAACCAGGCTCGGTTAAAATGATATAAGTGATTATGCGATTGAAAATAAAATTTTTCATGGAATTTCAATGGTAAAATTCTTATTGAACCCTGTGGATTCCCAGCGGCGGCCGCGAGGGTTGCAGGTCATTCTACAGGATTCATTATAAAAATCAAAGGCAGTATGAACGTGACCAAAAGCCCAATTTTTTATTTGTGGATTGCTTATAATTAATTCATCATAATCACTGCAGAATGATCCATTGCATTGGGAGGTTTTATACTGTTCTGCAATGGATTGAAGAGTTGGGCTATGATGGCTAATTACGAAAATTCTTTCGTTTTTAAGAAGTTCCAATTTTTCATTAAGAAATCTCAAATGTTTTTTGTGCTCATCCAAGATATCATATGGCTGTATTTTTCTATAATTAGGACCAATTCTTATAGCTTTATAATCATTCATGTAGTTTTTTGAATCCCACATTTCTATAGGATTTTCATTGAAATAATTGGTCCAAAATGTGAATCCTATAAAATAAATTCCACCAATCTCAAAGACATCATTTTGGAGAAAATGTATGTTATCTGGTAGGATTTCTCTTAATTTTGTATGAGTCTTTTCATAGGTATAAGAATAGAATTCGTGATTACCAGCTACATATAACACCTCCTGAAAATTTTTAGAACAATCATCTAAAAATTTACGGTAAATATCGTTATAATACCCATCGGTCTTAAAATGTTTTACATTAAGAATATCTCCAGCTAAAATAAGAACATCACCTTCACCCGGATCAAAATATTCACCTGGATAATTACATTCTAAATGTAAATCACTTAATTGCTTAATCCTCATAAATTATTTCCTCCTGTATTCTCACTTGTAGTTCTTTTAATTCAATTGTAGAAATATCTGTTTTATTAGAATTTGGAATCAATTTGAGTGTAGTGGTTAGAACCCTATCAAGATTTTTTAGATCTGTTTTTGAAAGTTTCATTGGTTTAAAATGCAATGAAACGGAAAAGTCTTTGGTGTATTTTAAATTTAGGACCACGTTTTACCTGATTGGAGCTGTGAAAATATCTCCAGGCTCGGCGGCCGGGGCCACCTAAGAACCCAAAATATACAAAGCCATGTTGAATTACGCCGGAAGCCGATATACTCTGAGTGGTTGGTGTAATTTTCGTAGTTGAAATGTAATATTCCTTTTCATTAAAGGCATCTGGAACCTTTCGCATAGAACTCTCCAGAATTTCTAATGATGGGGCAAACCACTCATGACTATTACTATACGAAATTTTACCAAAAGCCAAATCAAAAGACAAAATATAATCACCGAGAACATCTGTTGAATTAATAACATATTCGGTCTCTTTGGGAGCAACAACTAAAATGGCATTTGGAAATGTTTCAACAACAATGGAACCATCAGCCAATTTGTCTCCAATTTTTGCTTCTCTTGGTGTTTTTGTTTCAGATTTTTTTAATTTTTCTCGCAACTCTGAAAGTTGCTGTTCAACTTTTTCAATTTCAATAGAAATCTCAGATTGGTTCATTTGGGATGGGTTTGCGACTTATGTTGATCATAGCACGTTGGAGAGCCGGTGTCAAGACCTAGCATCCCACTCTAAACTCCTTACAGAACTCTTAAGATCCTCAATTTCAGATTCACACCTCAATATTGTTTCATGCATTTCTTTTATTTGTGTGAGTAAATTTTTTATGAATATTCCAATTGTTGTTTCATCTACAACTGAACCATAATTATTAAAGTTATAAAATAATTCTAAAACAGATGTAGGAGCTAAGTCTTTAAAAAAGGTTAAGAAATAATTCCAGTTTTCTCTATCATTAGTAAATTTATAATAAGCAGCATGGGTTTCAAAATGTCTATAATTGAGATCTGGAAAATTAGTATCATTTATATGAATAACCTTCTGGGCCTCCCCGAGAAACCTGATAGATTTAACTTCTTTATTCCACTTTCTTGTGCCACTTTTGGAGAGACCTTCAGGCTGAGAAAAAACAATATCAATCATGTGATTTAACTCTTTTACTTAGTTTACGAAATTTACGGGTTTTTTTATAGCCCTCAAATATAGCTAAAATTGAAAATGGTTCTGGAACATAATAGCAATTAGAAATACATTCGGGTTTTGGAACGTTGGGTGGCTCTTTTTTCTCAGAATCACCCGTTTTATCTCTAGAATAAATGTTATTATCCCATGGTGAAAGTACAAGAGGTGTAGCAAAAGCTGCAATGGGTGCATAATTTAACCAGGCAAATGCAGCTTTATTTCCACGAATAACACCATAAACATCATCTACTGTTCCCAAATTATAAGAATCATCTGGAACAATTGACAAAATCACAGTTTCATCTGTTTCTAATTTACGGTCTTCAATTGGAATAACTTCAACAATAACAGAAGACACACCAGATGGGATAAAAAGTTGCTGTATTTCAGATTCTGAAAAGGAAGCTTTATAATCTTTTTTATATTCTGCGGTGCCAGTTACATTATAATAAACAATCAGAGGATTTTTAAGATCTCCAGATCTAGTAAATTTAAATAGTAATTTATTGTCTTCATCTTCTGGTACGCTATCTGGTGAAACTTCAAGAGTGATTATTGAAAGATTTCTATTTGCATTGGTTGCTATTAGTGCAGAATATGGTTGCCTTAAAATAGAGGGTTCTGGGTAATTATTTGGAAATGGTTGTTCAATAAGCATTAGATTTTTATCCCACCTCTTTAATCTAGCATAATTTTTAAGTGTTGGTATTTTCTTGTGCCACTTGACCAGATGACACACTGACACGACCCAAATATGGATTATAGTCAGTAATTTGATCTAAAGTTAATTGTGCTCCCATTTGAGACCAAAAATTATAAACGCCCTCATAAGAATTTCGGTGAAATGCATCTAAATGTTCTGGATGTATTGAAGAGCCCAATTCTAGAGTATAGAGAAATAATGGACAGGAATATGTGAGGCCAGCATTATATATCAAATCATCTGCAGTTGCTCTTGGTTTTACGCCATTATCTAAACGATAAGTTTCATCTCTTACATGTAAATCTATAAGTTTTTTTGCATACCGACGAGTAATAACATAACAAGCTGTAGAGAAACTATTAACAAATCTTGTATGGATTGAAACATTTATATCACCTGTTGAAATAATTGCTAACTGAATACAATCCCAGGCATAGGGTGCTCTGGAGATAAAATCTGAAAAGGTAAAATTCCAAAATTTAGCTATGCTAATATCAACATCGTCCTCCATAAAGATTGCATAGGGAGTCTCTGAATTTTTATACCAATGTTGAATAGCCTTTAAATGACTACAAGTACATCCAATTTCTCCACTCGTCATATTTTCTGGGTATGTTCCCCTTAATATTTCACTGAGATCTGAATTTCTTCCATCATATGCAGAAATTCTAGTATAATTTTCAATTTCCCAATATGAAAATTGATTCTCCATATATCTACGACGCTTTTCATGATCATCAAGATTAATGTAAAAAATTGGAGGTAGATTAGAGAGTTTATAGATTGATTTATTCTTATCCATTCAAAACATCTTTAAGTATTGAAAATAAAATTTCAGTTTTATTTGTGTCTCTTAGAATATACTGTGTATCCCAACTACATGCATTTCTATAATGTAGAAACTTTTCATTATGTAGTTCAAAGTTATAGCCGAATGTTATATTTAAATCTTTTAGATGCCAAGATTTATACATTTCTGGATATTCAACATTATAGCTCTTATAACAAACTTGTGGATTTTTTAATAATTTAGAAGTTCCACCACCAGTATCTAAAAGCTGACCATAATACTCTCCACAATTCCAATCAATTTCTGTAGCTAGATTAGCCTTAAAAGCAACAAGACCTGGCCAAACATATTTAACATCAGAGCGAGATTGTTGAAGACCCATGATATCGTAGCCATCTAATTCCTCAATTAGATCAAATTCTTCAACTAGAAAAATATCATGATCTAGAAAGAGGCATATTTCTTCATTTGAAAATGCAACTAATTTGTCGGTAGTCCACTGCAAAACCTTGGCATGATATTGAGAAGAAGATAGAGATTCTAGAGTATAATGTTGCTGAAAGAGAATTTCTAGATCTTTATATTTGCTTCTTAGTTTTTCACATATATCAATGAAGTCTTGAGAAAATTGAAATGTTCTTGTATCGTGAATGATATTTAATCTAAACTTATTCACCATAAACTTTTTGAGACAGTCAACTTGAATCTCCAAAAAATCTGGCCGATTGAATGTAAAAATAAAGACTTCAATCATAGTTGTTTTTTGATCCATTTTAATACATCAATTTTTGGCTCCCAATTTAATTGCTCTTTAATTTTATCTATATTTGCTCTTGAATGCACTACTTCACCGGGTCGTTCTGGAAGATATAAATGATCTTTAGAAATTAAATCTGCGACAGTTTCAATGCTCGTTCCGATGCCAGTCCCAACATTAAAAACACCACCAAATTCTAAATTTTCTTTTTGAGATGCTAAAATGTTTGCAGATACAACATCTGAAACATGAATAAAATCTCTAGTTTGATATCCTTCACCTATAAGAGTTAGGGGTTGATTATTTTTCTTCTGTTTAAGAAAAATTCCAATAACTGGAGCATAACTTCCGTTTATAGGTTGACGTTCACCATAAACATTAAAATATCTAAAAATAATTGTCTGTAAACCATATAACTTATAGTACATTTTACAGAGTTGTTCACTTGAATACTTTGAAATTGAATATGTATTCAAACAATCAACACCATTAGTTTCATAATTTGGGAGCCAAAGTCCATTACCATAAACCGCTGAAGTTGATGAAAATATGACTCTATTAACTGAATGTTTTTTAGATGCATCTAAAACATTAAGAGTAGAAATAACATTATTTTGCATTGTCTCTCTGGGATTTTCAATGCAATATGGTATTGAAATTTCAGATGCTAAATGGAAAACATAGTTTACTCCATCAAAAAGTTTTTCAACTTCTTCATAATGTGTTAGATCTTTTTTATGATACGTTGCAAGATTGTTAAAGAAATATTCAGTTCTCGTTGAGGATGTTTGACTGTCAATGACAATCACTTCATGCCCATTCTCAATAAGTTTATCAACAATATGTGAACCAATAAATCCACATCCGCCAGTTACAATACTTTTCATATAATTCTAGTTGGAACAAAATAGCCAGGAATGCCATTGACATCACGTCTACTTATTAACAGACGAAAAGGAGATTTGAACTCCTCATTTAGCTTATAAAAATTTGAATCATCTTTCAAAATCTGCTGATAAAAGTTTTCCGCTTGTGATATATCAATAGAATTTTCAGAAAGTCGTCCAGTTGTAATTGCAGACCATTCATATTGCCTTAAAAGTGGTTCATCTAGGGCATAAACATTGAAATATTTTTGAGACTCTGCAAATCCAATATCAACATGGCAATGTATAGTATATCCATAATATCTCGCTATTCTTGCACAATTGTTAATGTAATCTTGTTTCAAATATAAAATTGCATGTGTTGCAAGCATATTATGAACTCTTACACATTCAGTAATAGTTTTAGACGTGTGAACATATGGACCAGAATGATTTAAATATCTACCCCAATGAGAAATGCCAAGATATACAGCATCGGAATCTTCAGGGATGTCAATAAAACCATCAAATTCTTTATTAAGTGCACAATCATCTTCAATAATAATTGCAGGAGATGAAAGTTGGGAAAGAATCTTATGATGAGATCTGGCACAGCCAACAATCCTCCCAGCACTATGCTCAGTTGCTGAGATTCTATGAATATCTTTAAATCCCATTTGCTGTAGAAGCAATTGAGTTCTTTTATTTTTTTCTGTTTCTTTGTCTAGATTAATATAATAAATTGGAATACTTCTTAAGTCTAATTTCATTTGCGAAATTCACTGTGATTTTTTTGTAATGCCATAATTTTTGGTGAGAAAGGAACTTTCCAGCCGTATGGATAAAATTTTGTCGGCTTTCCATCAAAGTCTGCCCCTTCAGGGAAACAATATGATGGATTCAATTCAAGAGTAGGAGGTTTATCAATAAGATAACGATTCATATGAGATTCATCGTGCCATTCAGCTATAATACCATTATCAAAATCTTTATTGACATTATCCACAATGACTTCAGACATTTTTAGAAAATTGTGAGGTGTTCCACCATTAAATCCACCAGCATAATATTTGTTTCCAATTCCAAATGGAACATATGCAGAACTCTGTGGGCGCCTTTCATATGTAAATTGTTCTGAAGAATATGACCACATTCCTGGATGTTGAGTTGCAACTAAATCGCTTAAGATTTCTTCACCAACTTTGTCTACAATTAACATATCAACATCAAGATAGAAACAATAATCATACTTAAGAATATGCTCTTTTTCTTTAATAAAATAATGATAACGTTTTAATGTTGGCATTGGCCAGGGCTCATGTTCAATCTGAGAAATTTTAATTCTGTCAGATTCTACATCCAGTTCTTGATTTGTAAAGACTAGAGCATCAACTTTATGACCCGTTAAAAAGTTAGAATCAATTGAATCTAATAGTGGATTGACAAATTGAATATACTTATTTGTTGCAATATTTAAAATGCAGATATTTTTCATGATAATTCTCCTAAAACAAATACAGTATTTACTGAATCTCTATAGATTTCTGTATAATCTTTTGATTTGATGAATTTCCTCAGACACTTAATCTCTTCAATCAAATCTGGATAATTTTGAAATGAGGGATGCTCATCTTCAAGCTCAACAATCAACATTTTAGGGCACCACTCATTCAAATCAAATGTTTGGAATATTTCAGATTCTTTACCCTCAACATCAACAACAAGAATATCAAAGTTTTTTGGCACATTTAGTTTTTTCATCAATGTATCCAAACGCATCTGATCGCAGGTAGTTTCTTCAAAATTAATATGAGAAGACCAATCAATCTCTTTATAACGATTTACTTGCTCAGCATTAAGCGTTGAAAGTGTTTCTCCGCGATAAATTTTAACTTCGCCTTCTTCAAGGCCAATTGCAACATTTGCAACTGTTACATTATTTTTTTCGTGACGTTTTAAGCATTTTTTATAGTAATCATAGATTGGTTCAATATAGAGACCATTCCAACCCATATCTGCAAGAAATGAGGTATTAGACACAAATTCACCATCATACGCTCCAACTTCAACAAAGAAACCTGTTGAGGGATATCCAAAATATTTGGTGTAAATGTCATTGAGAGTTTTAACTTGACAATCTGCAGAAATATTATACATTACTTTAAAGAATAGGGATAAAATTGAAGTGGGTTGATTTCCATACATTCTGTATGATTTATTGAAGTAATTTTCTTATTTGTAGCATTTAAATTACTTGTCTGGAAAAATAGTGGATTATCAAGAGCATAAACCTTGAAATATCTCTGCAATTCTGCAAATGCAACGTCATTATAATCTTCAATTACATAACCAGTGTGAAATGCTGCTCGTCTTATCATATTAACATACTCTTTATTTAAATATAAAATTGCATGAGTTGCGAGCATATTATAAATTTTTAAAACTCCTGGATGATCTTGGAGCACATCATATTGAATATATTCTCCATTATGGCCATTCATTCTACCCCAAGTTGAGGTGCCCAAATATAATGCACTTGCATCATTAGGAATATCAATGATTCCATCTAGCCATTGTTCTTCATTCAAAATTACATCATCTTCAAAAAGAATAAAAGGACATCCCCTCTCGCTATGATAATTAAATAGAGCATCATAGTGCGCTCTAGAACAGCCTGCTGAGGGATTATCTGGATAGTTATATCCTTCTAATCTAATAATCATATTAAACCCGAGTTTTCTTAATAACGTCTCCATTTTATCTCTTTTCTCGGTATGATGAGAAAGATTAATATAATATGCTGGAATTTTTTTCAAATCAATTAGCATTTTTCCCGTAGATGATGTGAACAGTGTGGGGTGGGCGAAGCTCTGTCTCAAATGAAATCTCAAAATCTTTAGAGGCTTTTTCAATAAATGCTTCAGAGTTCATATTATTTTCGGTAAAGTTGTTATACACTAAATAAAAATTCTTTGCGTTCTTAATATACAGATTATAGTAAGTTTCTTGAACTTCTCTTGAGCATTCTGAGAAAGCATAATTGCTAATGACTAAATCAATGTCTTTAATTTCTCTGAGAGTATTAGTTGAAATTTGATAGGTTTTGTTCCTGATATCTTTAAAATTACTCAAATATTTCTTAGAAAGACCATTAACTTCAGGAAAATCTACAAGATAATATGAATTAAATTTATTAAAGGAACTAAAAACTTTACACAGACCTCCATATCCACCACCAATTTCTAGAACCTTTTTAAAGGGAAGATTATCTTTAAAGCCAGCAACAATATCCAAGGAGTTTTTAAGATACCTAACTGTTGTTGGAGATATTGCTCCTAATTCTGAATGATTGATTATTACTGGTGTTCCATAAAGATCATTTTCTTTAACAGAATCTAAAACTATATTGGTTAAAGCTTCTTTAGATTTCATCTCTGAAAAATATAGCCGAGCATCTTCTTCAGTTAAATGCTCAAGAACAGGAGTATATCTAGAATCTCTTTTAAAATTACAAAAGAGTTCATCATTATTTGTAAATTCTCTACATGCTTGCAAGTAATTGTCAATCATTGATTGATTAACATCCCAAAGATTATTCATGTCTAAATTACGATCCAAGACTTTCTATATATACCAGAACATTCATTGTTTATTAAAGATCCTGAAAACCAAATCTTTGGCGCTATTGTTTTTTTGCTTTTAGCTAGATAACTACCCCACCAAGAAAATGATGAATTACTAATAATATGATAAGAACACAAAGTTTGTAAGCAAAGATCAATTTCTGTTGAATTGCCTTCAGAAATTAAAAAGCGAGATGATTCAAATATTGTTTGGGTTTTACACCATTCATAATCATCCGAAAAGACTATTACTGGAATATTAACATCCAGTTCTTTAAGAGCTACTTCATAATAATTAAGTGGTTGAACTGGATGATTTGAATTATTGATATAATCTCCTCTCCTAATATGTAATGAAATATATTCGCGGGCACCTAAAAAATTTCTACATAATTCTTGTATTTTATTTGAAAACGCAAAATCTTCTTTTATTTCTTCTTCAATGTGTTCAAAATATTTTTCATTTTGAAAATACCCAAATAGATCTACATTATCTGGACAGTTCTCAAACAAGTCTTGATCAAAATTGAATGTTTTTTCTCTAATTTGTGGATTTTGTGTGATATTATAATTTACATTTTTTAGTTTAAATGTATTGTAAATATTTGCATCTGAATTTCTCACATTAATGTCAATTTTACCTGCAACATCTTTCATTGGGATGCAGAAATCAAAACCCCTATGTTTTGCTATTCCTTTGAGGGAAGCATATTGAAACATTTGGTTTCCAAGTCTTCCTAGATTTGAGAGACTATTAAATGATATCATATATTTATAAATAAAGGAAGAAAAACTAAAGATTTTTTAGAATTTAGGAGATCATCCCTAACCATAATTTCTATTGTTGCTTTAGCTTTTGCGCTAGGAATCCAAAATAATGAAGCTGGTTTTGAAACTGCACAAACTGCTTCATAAGCAACCTGATAGTAAAATTTCTCACATCCAGTATAAGTATCCCAAACGGATATTAAAACATTCTTATCATCGCGATCCAAGGCCAAATATCTATGATTAATAATACATAATTGTGCTATAGTCAAAGTATCTAGAAATAACCAAAAGTTAATGACATCTTTCCAGTTGGATCCCAGATAATATTTTGGATGGTCTAGAGCACCTTGAAGGTCGTGCAACCTGTTTAGATCATCTGCAAGTCTTTGATGAGTTTTAGAGATTTTCATAGATTTAGAAACAAAGGAAGAAACTTAAGAGATTCTAGATTATGTGAAGCGATGAGTTCAAGGGTTGCATGACTAGATTCTAGATTATGTGAAGCGATGAGTTCAAGGGTTGCATGACTAGATGCATATGTAGGTGTTACCAACCAAGCTACATTTCCATATTCGTGAACTATAGTAGCTTCAGCAGCTTTAAAGGCATTGTCCCTAGCAAAAACTCTAGCATCTACATCTAAAGCATAATAACGCTTATTAAGTAACCTAAAATCTTCACGACTCAAAGTATCCAAATAAATCCAAAAGTTCAGTACATCTTTCCAATTAGGTCCTAGAAATCGTTCAGGGCATTCTAGAGCTGTTTGGTCTTTTAAACGATCAGCAAATATTTGATGTGCTGTTGAGATTTTCATTTTTCTTGTGAGTTTTGCTGAATCTGAATATTATTTCCAACATAAAATCCAAATCCTCCACAGAGAAGACTAACAATTAGAATACTATTATAGAGTTTTCTATTTTTCTTTTCGCAAATACTGCTAAATGGTTTTCCTGAAAGTTTTGTCATTAGCCATGCTCCAGTTCCTCCAAATAAGATAGTGAGAACTATAGTTGGATACAATGCAAAAAGAACAAATAGAAATAAACCTCCAATCCCAATAAGGGAACCAGAATCGGTGGCATTTTCATCATTAACTGTCCTAATGTTTCGTATATTTTCAGATTTTACATGATATCTTGTTTTTATTTGTTCCGTGACTCCAACAATGCTACTTGAATTTATTTCAACGGTTTGAAATCCAGAATTGCTTCCTAGCCAAACATCTGCTTTGTAAAGTGTCATAATTATAAAAACAAAGGAAGAAAAGTCAAAGACTCTAGATTATGAGAACCAATGAGTTCAAGGGTTGCATAAGAACTTCCAATTGTAAAAGGTACATCCCAAGCAACAGATGCATATTCAATACCGATAGTATCTTTAGCAGTTCTCCAGGTAAGACCTTTTAGGGGTCCACACACCCCCAAATCCCAATAACGATTAAAAACTATCTCAGTATCCTCAGCACTCCAAGTATCCAAGTACAACCAGAAGTTCAATACATCCTTCCAATTAGGTCCTAGAAAACGTTCAGGGTATTTTAGAGCGGTTTGGTTATCTAAATGAGCTGCAAATCTTTTATGAGTTTTAGAGATTTTCATAGATTCAAAAACAAGGGAAGAAACTTAAGGGACTCTAGATTATGAGAGCCAATGAGTTCACTTGTTGTATAAGCTGATTCATAGGTGGGAGTTGCACGGAAAGTTGCATATTCATAATCATTGCCGATAGTATCTTTAGCAACATTCCTTGTAAGATCCTTTAGGTGGTCCACCCACCCTAAAGCCAAATAACGATTAAAAACTATCTCAAGATCTTCATAACTCAAAGTATCCAAATAAAACCAAAAGTTCAATACATTCTTCCAATTGGGTCCTAGAAAATGTTCAGGGTATTCTAGAGCGGTTTGGTCATTTAAGCGATCGGCAAGTCTTTGATGAGTTTTAGAGATTTTCATAGATTCAAAAACAAGGGAAGAAATGTAAAGGCCTCTAGATTATGAGAACCAATGAGTTCAAGGGTTGCATAAGCAGATGCAAATGAAGTAGGTGCCAACCAAGCTGCATCTTCATATTCATAGCCGATAGTAACTTTGGCAGCATTCAGTGTAAGATTCTTTAGGGATTCCGCCCACCCTAAAGCACAATAACGATTATGAACTATCTTAAGTTCTTCACGACTCAAAGTATCCAAATAGAGCCAAAAGTTCAGTACATCCTTCCAATTAGGTCCTAGAAATCGTTCAGGATATTCTAGAGAAGTTTGATGCCTTAACCGAGCTGCAAAATTTTTATGTGCTCTAGAGATTTTCATAATTATTGGAAGAAATATAATTGAATAATTCGTGTGCCTTCAATGAAGGAGAAAAATGAAGTAATTATTATACCATCCCACATCTTCAGTTGAATTAGAGATGGCATAATCAGAAGACCTCCTAAAAATTTAATAGATAGTCCAATTTTAAAATCACTGTAAAGAATGGCACAATATCCGATAATTAGCAGGCTATTTCCAAAGAATCTGAGTAAAGTCTCTTTATTCATTTTTGATATATGCTGGAAGACCAACTAGCATTTTAGCATATTCAAGATCTTCCATTGCATATGAACATTGAATGCCATTATCAAGTAGCACTGAATCTCTCCAAACATCAAATCTAGGATGCTTTGTTTGTATTCTATAGTCTGGCATATCGTTGTGGGAAATTTTTCCCCGAATTACAAAACGAAAATCTTCAGTTTCAAGTAGAACTTTAACTTGTTCAGACATTAGATCATCACTTGGATATTAAGTTCTTCAGAAATGCGATTAAGAATCATAATATAATCGGCTTCAATCTCACCATAAAATTCAATACCCTCATCTTCAAAATGCTTCAAGATTTTTTTCCAGAGTTTGGGCTTATCAATAGGTAGAATTACCTCCCGGTCAAGTGCTCTCTGTAGAGTGTAATTCTCTTTTTTAAACTTTTCTGCAAATGTTTGCTCTGACATGTGGCTAGGTGTTTTGGTTCTTAAGTAAAGAGTGGGTTGCTGAGATTTCTCTCATTTTAAGTTTAACCCACAATGCTCTGTTTGTCAAACAATGATGGACAGTTGAGACATTGTAATGCTCCATGTGGGGATCAAACCCACCTTTCTCGCCTTATGAGGGCGACGCTTTCATCAGAGAGCTAATGGAGCATAAAAATCAACAACCATCATCATGTTGATTGAGGTAGCTAAGATCTTCATTACTTTTAGATTCTTGGTTTGAATCTTCCTTTTGTTTCTCTTTTTCTTTAGTGTTGATCTTCTGGTGGTTCATAAGGTTCATTAAAAAATTCAAGGGCTCTCATTCGTGCAGCTTTTTCTGAAATCGCCTTTATTGAAGATTCATCAATAAACTCAATACAAAGAAGCTTTTGATTAGTTGAAGAATGATCAAGTTCTGGATGGTCATAGTATTTTGGAGTAATCCAAGTTTGTTTTAAAATCATAGAGGGCGAAACAATCCCCCCTCCATTGGATCTCTTCCAGATTTTACAATCTCACATGCTCTTGTATAAAGATAACAATCAGTTTTGTTTGATTCTTCTAGGGCAGTTTTGATTTTTTGCCAGTTTTGGCGAGTGCGATCATTCATGGTTGAAAATCAAGTAAAGTGGACATTACATGGATCATCTTCCCGAGCATCTTCATACTCATGAAAGATGTTAGCTTGCCAATATTCAAACTCTTCTTGAATTTTTTCTTTTGCTTTAAGATATTCTTTCTGATTAAGACATCCAGGATTCTGATAAAGAACTTTCAGTAGATCCAGAGCATTTTGAAGAGCTTGAATATAATCAAATCTTTCATTTCGGGTATTGTATTGATCCAAAGTCTCAGTAACACCATCAGGATAATGGAAGGTTTTAGTGAGAGGATCAAATTTAATGCTTAGGTTCATTGGGGGTTTGTGGTTTGTCTATTAAGCATAGCAGCAGCTAGAAGTGTGCTTAGATCTCTAGGGACAGATCAAAAACTGTCACCGCTCCTCAAAGCTAAGTTTTTTCACTCCTCTTTTTCTACGCTCCTCTTGCCACATTAAATCTGTAGAAGTTAAAATAGTCTTAGTTTGCTTAAATGAAGGAACACCTGAAACTATTACAACTTGAGATAAATCTAAGGCCGAAATAGATTCACCACGAATTGTTGCCATATTTGAACACTTGCAGCTAGAAGACTGCCCAGGCTTTGCAACCACTTCACTATTGCAAAGTTTACATCTAATCTTTAACATAATTATTCACCGATTAACAGTGAATCTATTTAGTCACTTACACTGCACTGTTTAGATATCTGAATTTCATTGTAAAAATGACCTCAATTTATACACACTTTTACCATGAGCTTCCATTAAATCTTGAGAAAGATTAGCCGTTGCATAGCTCCTTTGACTTTCGGCTTCTTCAGATACATCCTTCAACATCTCTATTAGCATCTCATTGTCGCTCTGAAGCTGCTCTACCATCCCACGGGCATCAAGCTCCTGATTGGCGTTTGCTGGCCCCTCAATGGCTGCAACCTCTACGATCCGCTCCATTCTGGACACTGGACGAATGTTGAGATATCTCATGTGCTCACTAAGGCGATCAATCTCCTCAAACATTTCAGTATATTGCTCACCAAAAAGTTCATGCAACTGAGGGAAGTCAGTTCCATGAACATTGTGATGATAATTCCAAGTTTTTTGAAACAAAACAAAGAGTGTTGCTTGTGTATCACTAAGAAGCTTAAATAACTTTTCCATTATAGTTTTTAAGACTATTTATGGAAAGTTTTTATCTTATAGGATTTCTAAAGCTGTTCCACACTCTGAACAAAACTTAGATGTCGCATGATTTTTGGTTCCACAAGTTTTGCATTCAAGTTTTGTTTTTACAGTTACTGGTTCTCTTACTTTTTTGTTCTCTTCAGTTTCACCTAAGAGTTTAAAAATTATGGTATATTCTCCCCCCGAAGATCCACGCCAATTTGTTGTACTAAATTGTTGATTACTCTTAGAGCCTTCTACAGTAATTCCTGTTTCATTATAGAAAACTGATCTTTGCGATACTGAATTTATATATGTCCCCCCAACCCTAGCAGTACCATAAGCATCCCAGACTGGTTGGGATAAGGATTTGAAGGTAACTTGTGGAATTTCAAACTCATAGCGAATGATAATCAAACCATCTTCTAGTTTAATTCCACGATGATTCTCAATTTTTGAAGTTCTCTCAATAAACTTAAAGCGATTGCCTGTGGTTAAATTTCCATTTCTAATAAACCGCTCTAGATCAATTGATTGAAGTGCATTTAAAACTAGACCACCATCAGTTACGTTTTGTCCATCAATTTCAACATTTAGTTTAACTCTAGAGCTAATTAAATTTCTTAGGCGAATTTGATATTCGGAGCCAAATGGAATATAAACAGTATCCCCAAACTCTCGGAGAATGTTTCCATTTACCTTAATTGCCGCTGCAAGATTGTTCTGGTACATCATTTTTATCTTTGGGAGCATACAGACTAAATGCTCAGTTTTTAGTGTTTAAGTCTGTCAGTTTTTATTTAGACTAGATGATTTTGTTTTCTAAACCAATAAGAAAGTTTTAAGATTGCTGAATCATCTAAATTATTAATTAATTGAATATAACTTTATCTCCACATGTTGAACAATATTCAAACCCTGCTGGATTTTTGGTTCCACATGATTTACATTCAATCTTCGTTTTTACTGTGATTGGTTCCACAATTTGTTTATGTTTAAATTCTCCATTTAACTTCAAGAACATTGTTTCTTCAGAATCAGGCCACACGGTTTCCCAATCTGAAACATTAGGAGTAAATCCGGTTTTATTATATGTTGCTTTTTTATTCATATCCAAATCCATAATAGGTACAGTTTCCGAAACAAAGCGAATAATAATTAAACAATCTTCAAATAAAAATGGATAATTATGCGATCCATTCTCAGAAAGTTTTTTAAATTTAAACTTGTTATTTCTATTAAAGTTACCATAATCAAAAGTTTCACGACCATTTAAAACAATACTACCATCCCACATACTTTCCCCAGCAATTGTAACTCTTACCGCTTGCCTGAGAATGGTCTTATTTTTTAACATAATTTGATATTCTGTATCATATGGTAGATATACATTGCTACCAAATTCCCTTAGTGGGATTCCATTCACCTGAATAGTTGCAACAAGATTAGATTTAAACATTTAATTTTTCCCAAACCATACCGATCAAATGGTCATTTGTAATTTTAAAATCGGTTTAAAATATGATAGATTAATCTATCAATGGCGAGAGGTAAGAATTGAACTTACTCTTAGGGCTTATGAGACCCTCGTGCTACCGTGACACTCCTCCGCTTTGATTATTTAGACTAGATGATTTTGGTCTTATTAGCAGTAAGAGATTAATTGCTGAATCATCTAATTAGAAAAGTGGTAAGAAGAAAATCTCAAACGATCTTACCACGAATCGGGAAGGTAGGACTTAAACCTACAACCACGGCACCCAAAGCTTTTAAATGCGGTTAAGATCTTAACAAGATCCATTTTACGTTGCTCTATCAATTGAGCTACTTCCCGGTTTAACAAGATGGTTTGAGGAACAGTTATAGCAAAACAGTTTTTGTAAATTTGCTGAACCATCTTTCCGTTTATTTATGCAAAGGCTAGTCCAATTGGATCATAGCGTTCCACATAAAGACTATTCATCATCACTTCTACTGGAGATATGATTTTACCACTCAAAACACTCTTCAGAATAGCAGGACTACAGCCAGAAACAAGAGCTGTTCCAGTGTCATCAGCTTGAATAGGCACATTAGCACTTGCATTTACATTCCAGAATACTAGCTCTGGCATTTCGTAACCAGCCTTACGATACAGCTTTTGAATCTGTTCAAAATTAGTACGCTTGTTAGATCTGCAAGCCTGATCAAATTGCATATCAGAAACAATGATCAGTTTCTGTGGCATATCATTTGCTGCGACATTATTGGAAGTTGCGGAATCAAGAATTACTTTAAATGTAGCCATCAGATCAGTGTTTCCTCCCGGATCTGATTTGAGAATATGTCTGATTTTTTCTTCAATAGTGTTACCTAGAATAGTTTCAAGTGTTGGAGATTGAGAGAAAGTTAGAAATTTGTTTTTCCAAATCTCTGATTGATTGCGCTCAGCAATATAAACTGCAAGAGAGAGACATACAGCCATTGGCATTCCCCCATTCCATGTCATTGAATATGAAACATCAGCAACAACAAGTCCGTTGAATTCCAAACCTTCCATATAATCAGGAAGAGCATCCCATTGTTGTTCAAGAGTCTTATCGTTGGTAGAACCTTTGTAGAGATACTTATTCACAATATCATAAGGAAAAAGAGTTCCCGTATTGATCTTTGCTTCACCGTTCTCTACACGAGAGAGATATTCAGAATAGCGATCCTCATCATGTTTTTTGAATGCATTGCGATACATCATCGCAGCGCGGGAAGGAAGACGTTCATAATCAATAGAACTCCAATCCTTTTTGCACATTGAAGTTTCTACGATGTTAATCTTTGCTCGTAGAGTTGCAAGATTCTTCCGGTACTGTCGTTCTGACCAGCCCATGTGATCTGCAATTAGACGACCAAGACGCTTGCTTTCTTTTGAAGAAGCATTGATACTCGGCATCCATTTTGCAGCTAGCGATACTTTCTCACTATTAAGATCTTCATTTAGTTGAGTTTTGATAGTCTCAAGTACCTCAGTCCAAACCAAAGTTCCTTCAAGGCACAGGAGATCATCCCAGCGACCGTAGTATGGAATCAGTGAAACTAGGCGGGAAGCTACCTTAGGATTCTTTTGTGCAAGTTTCGGCATTAATGCCCTAAACACTGCACGTTCGCCTTGACTTGCGCCCCGAATATCCCTTGAATAGAATAGAATTCTTACAGCAGTTTCCGGGTCTTGCTCATATGCATTAAAGAAGAGACGTTCTGCATGAGTCAAATTAGTACGACATGCACCGATTGAGCCATAAAGATCCAGGCATTCATTTGTAGTAGAATTATAAGCCTTTGCGCCATTTTCAGTTGTAGTGGTATTCAATTCACTTTTAAGAGCTTGAATAAAAGTCATAATTAACCTCAAGTTGATTGTTTGTTTTGTTGATGCTGTATCAACTTTTTATTGTATTTAATTAACCGTTTCCAGTTTCTTTAAATACTACAGCTAGTCTATCACTCAAGATGCTCAAATACATGCTCATAGCCATCTCTTGAGCTTTCATTCTAGCAATTTCAGCTTCTGAAAAATTCACATTTCCTGGATTTTGAATGAATTGCTGAAATCGCTGAATTCGTGCTTCCAAATCAACATGCTCTTGAACCATCTGGACTTCATGTGGTTCAAGTTGTCTATGAGTTTTCATAATTTTTGTGTGGTGTGTTACTAGATGAGTTTGCTGGTTAGATTAAATGTCTAGAGCTTTTTGATTGCTGCCTCATCTCTTGACTTACTTAAGTTAGCAGAGTTTTCTCAAAAGGTCAAGAGTCTTGTGCCAGTTGTTTGGGTGGATTTTTTAGAAAAGGTGCGATACCGAGCCAATCATGGTGTTTTTCAGAATTATACATAAACAGTTGGCTAGAAATAGCTTCTCTAATTCTACGAGAAAAATATTTATCTCCACTATACTGTTGATAAACTCTATCATAGGTATCTTGATCTGGACAAATACAAATATCCCTAATACATCTATCACGATTCTTTTCAGAATTATAATATGGTATGTTTTCAATTTCAAGGTCTTCTTTATTTACGACCCATGGATGTTCTTTTAAATAATTTAATAAAGGTTTAAGATAGCAATATTCGTTTGAAAATGGAGTACAATTATAATCATAATATATTGGTGTGGCAATCGGAATTCCATTCGTCTTAAACAACATATCTCCACTAAAATAAAACCAAATCAAATTTTTCTCCGATATATCTTCAGATAAAATGCTATCATCAGAAAATAGGTAATCTTCTAGTGTAAGAGAACGATAATCAAATGGGGATTTAGTTTTAATTAGTTCAAAAAAAGAACGCTTAACAAAAGCTGGAGTACACTCTTTCAGAACCTTATTAGTTGTGGTCTTATTAATAGTTACTACAGATTTTGTTTCACCGCTATTACTATTCTTAGTAGATATTACTTCAATCGTGGCAATATTTTCATCAACATTTGGAATTTTATAGTTGAAAATATTCGTTTCAGTTGTGTAATTTTTCCAGTCAAGTTGCTGAAGTTCCATTTTGTTTGATTAAATTTATTGATAGTTGTTAGTGTGCTTGTTCAATATTCATCATCTTCTTCATCATCCATTTCTTCCATTGCATCATAATACCCTTCCCAATTGTCTACGCCACCACCCTCAAGGGCAATTAGTTTTTTCCAAGCATGTAAAAGTTCGTCATATTCCTTTACTGTGATTGTAATAGTGTCGCAGGTTTGTTTTGTCATAATTTTAAATTAAATAGAAGTTAGAATTAAAAATGTTTTTGTATGGATGTAAAGTAAACAGCTTCAGGTTTGCAATGACCCCTCGGGGTACGCTCTATAAAACAGTACAATTCCCGGTTTTCTCCAGATACCAAATTAATCTCTTTTGGTATCCATGGGCACTTGCATTCATCAGAACCATTGGCAACCATGCGGTAGTGGTCACAGTCTTTACAAAATTTAAGCTCTTGCATCATAAATCTTCATTATCCATTTCTTCCATTGCAACATCATACCACTGCCAATTGTCTACACCGCTCCGTTCAAGAGCATAGAGTTTTTTCCGAGCATATAAAAGTTCGTCATATTCTTCTTTTGAAATAGTAACTTGTTCTTTCATTGTTTTAATGTGTGTGTGTGTGTGTGTAAATGTTATCTAAACCAGCCGCGTTTTTGTTTCGGCTTAAAATGAACAGCTTCAGGTTTGCAATGACCTAATTCACTTCGTTCAACTGAACAATGATTAACTTTCACTTCACCTGTTACTGGATTAATATCTTTAGGGATTTCAGGAAATGTGCAAGTATGCCAGTAGGGTTCTACTGTTCCTTTATAATGGTCACAATCTTTGCATAACTTAAGTTCTTCACTCATGGCCCAAATCCAATCTAATGAACCGTTTGATTAATACATTTTCTCCAACTTTTGCTGAAAATGATTTCATAAGTTCTTCAATTGTAATTGAGGTATCTTTGATAAATGGTTGAGCCAAAAGTGTAATTTCTTTGAGCTTTTTATTTACCCTACCTTCAACAATCCTTTGTCTGATTGCTTCAGGTTTTTTAGCTAAATCATCTTTACTCATTTCCAATTGAGTTTCAGAATCAACAAACTCTTGAGAAATATCTGAAACATTCACATATGAAACTGAAGGACATGCAGCAACTTGCATCCCAAGATTATGAACTAATGTTTGAAACTCTTCAGAATTTGCAAGAAAATCTGTTTCACATAAAACCTCAATGAGAATACCAATTCGTCCACCAGTATGCACATAGGAACCAATTCTGCCATTTGTGGTTGGCTTTCCAATTTTTCCATCAGCAATTGAAATACCTTTTTGTCTTAGCCACAGAATGGCTTTTTCAGTATCTCCAGATGTTTCAGTAAGTGCTTCTTTGCAGAGCATCATACCAACTCCAGTTTTTTCTCTTAGATTTTTAACTTGCTCAGGAGTAATAGTCATGATTTTTTGCTGTTGTGTTAATCATTGCAAAGTTTTCAGTAAAAGTCAAGATGAATGTGACAGTAGTGTAAGTGGTTCAGATTTTGATGGCTTTTACCTTTCGGGCATCAGAAATTTCAGTATGATATTCTTCTACTTCTTCATGTGGTCCCATCCACCAGGCCCCTCTATTATAATCTAAAACCAAAACTAATTCTTCAGGTTCTCTAATATCCCTAAATCCACCTTCATATCCATTAGTAACAACGATCATGTCTTCTGGATACTCACTAAGTTCTGTGATAAGTTGTTTGACTGTTTTCATAATTACAAAAGTTTTAAATGTCCAGTAATGTCGTTCAATTCCTCTTTGGTTGCTGGACCAATTGCACAGCAGGTAATGGTTGGAATACCATTAAACTCCGTAAGACCAGCATCCTTTATAATAAAGCCAATGAACCCAGCTAAAATAGCCTTTTCATAAACTTCAAGAAGCTCTTTTTCTGAATTTACATATACGCAAATTTTTTTGGATCCACCATCACATAGCCATTCTATAACGCGAGGATTAGATAGATTATTTAAAGTTGCTGAAAGTGAAGCATGGGCGCCTTGAGCGACAATTTTACCTAGTCTCATAGTAAGATCTTTACGAATTACTATAACTTGCTGAAGTTTTTCCATTATTTGTTATAATATGAACGAGCATCCGTCCAACCGATACTACTGTTGCATTTTTGTTTGGGTTTAGGTTTGAGTGTTTCAGCATAAAGCTCAATAAGTTCTTCAAACCATTCTGGATTTTGAGTAAGGGTTTCATCAGTTGCTGTAGAAATTTCAGTTGCGATTTCTTTGAGTCTTTTAATCTTATGTTCTTTTTGGGTGAGCATAGTATTTGGGTGAACTTTTCTTATTATAGTGAAAAATCTTCAACATTAGACCAGTTATGGACAGTTAGTAAACCGTCTAGTCATGATCATATTGTTCAGAATAAAACCCTTCGCGGGTTGCAAAAACGATGCAATGATCACCAAAAAGACTATTAAGAATTTCTTCCATTGCGGAAGAGTGAATAAAGTTATCAAGCTGATTTGCCATTGCAGCATCAAAATAACTGCTTTTCTCGCCCCAGCTATCTGTCACCCAAACAGATTCATCATCACCATCATATTCACCCCAATTTAAAAGATTAAATTGAGATTTATCGTTTAAATTAGAAATCATAATATCATTAATTCTAAACACACATTTTTCACCATCCATATAATATGGTGTATATTGGGACCAACATACAACATTAACATTTGGGTTAGCTTCCCAAAAAATCTTAAAAACTTCTTTAAGATTTTCTTGACCTTTTTGTTTTAGCTCCTCATAAATTTTATTATATGAATCAATAAACTCTTCACTAATTTGCGTAATTGACATAATTAATCTCCAATAGGAATAAAAGTTGTAGTTTTTGTTTGTTGTTTTTGAGTACCACTCATCCAAGGTTGAAGTGTCATATTTTTTAAATATGCTTCAGTTGTTGGAATGAACCCCAAATCTTGAATGATGTGGTCTTCAGCAACATCTCTAGGGGAATATGTAATTCCATCTGAATTCACTCTAGTAATTCCAAATACTTGTTCAACAATAAAGCAGCCAAAAGCTGAATGTAAAATTGCTCTTTGTCTCATATCTGGACACGTCATTTTACTACTGTCAATGAAAGTATCAATATCATCGTAATCAGATGGAATTCCTCCATACTTTTTGGCGTGAATTCTACTATGCAGAAATGGTTTCATTGTTTAAGAATCTGTCTAGCGTATGTTAAAAATGCCTCAGCTTGAAATGCTCTCCCTAAATGAATTTCAACCCATTCGGGTCTAGTCTGTTTTCTAATACCTGGAGAAATAGTTTCTAATGTGTAATCAATCGCATTAAGTAAAACTTCTACTTCTGTTTCTGTAAGCTCTTTTGATCTGCCCATTCTAAAAATTTATCTAGGTTTTTTGGATACGGATAGATGTTTTGTTCAAAGTCTTCTTGCATCATATTATGAAAAATGGAATTGTAGTCTTCTTCATCTTCAAGATCATCAACACTGATTGTAAAACTTTGTGGTCTTGAACTTCCAACATAGCCATCATCAATTTCATAAATGCATTTAAAGGAATCTGTCATTAAAGGATCTCTAATTCTTCGGTTGTTGCTAGTCTTACCCGAGGATAACTGCATGTTTCAAATTTAACTTTACTTCCTAGATTAAAATCCTTTATTATTGAAAAAACTATATTTTCATAAATGTATTCCCTGAAAATTTCTATATCTAAATCTCCATCACATGTTAATGCATCATCCACATGAGCCTTAGGATCAAATCTAACGATAAATGAAACATGATAGCCTTTCAGATTATTTTTTCTTTCATGTTCTTCTAGCTGTTGTTTAAGATTTGAAATTTCCTCAGGAGTTAGTTTGCTGACATCAATCATTTTCAATTCCCAATAGTTTAATCTCTTCTTTTGTGAGTTTTGCAAGCGCTGCTTTACGCAATTGTTTTTCTTTCAGTTTTTTATTAAAAAGAACCTCAACTTCACTCAATACCCAAAAATCAAAGTTATAGGATTTATAATTACGGTATTCGTGATCAATCACCATAATAATTTTTTTGTTCCTGAAGGCATCTTCATCCTCATCTGGGATATGAAAAACTATCGTTAAAACCTGCTCAGCACGAGTAGAGTATGTATTATACTCATACCCCAAATCGTCGGCTAATTTTAGAACTTTTGCAAGGTCCAATGCAGAAATCATAATTTTTTTAAACTACTGTAAGTGTAGCATGAAAATTGGTCTGTGGAGCTGATGCGTGCCAGTTTTTCAAGTGTCATATTTAAAGTATTCAACATGTTTCTTAATCCTTCCACATTTTTTACATTTTAAGATGTAACAATAACCTATAGGGCTTCTATATTTTTCTGGTAAAAATTTATTTTTACATTCATCATTAGGATCAAATGCTCCAATTATTGGATGAACCCTATAAATATCCAGTTTGTCTTCAGTCTCCCACTCGTGCAAACAAATGGGCAATAAGAATTCAATTAGCTTTTTCATTTAAGTTTTAGATAAATAAATTTTATTTACCAAGTAAAACCTCAAAAATATTTCTTCTTTTTCTTGGTTTATATTTACTATTATTTGGAAATTTAATTGTAATTGTATTTCCACTTTCGTCGGTTATAGTAAAATTTTTTCTTGGCACTGTATCAAAACCACCTATAAATTGTTTATAAAGATGCCTATTATTTAATATTGCTCTCAATTCTGGAGAAATTGTGCCTTTCACACTGCTTCATTGAGAATTTTAATAAGATCATTAATTGTATCCATATCCCCATATTTTCTATGCCACAATTTACCATCATATCTTACACATTCATAATAAGTTTTCTTAATCCATTCACCCACTTCTTTAAACTGTAAACTGGATTCTTCTGGATTATTTCTCACATGTTCTTTAAACAAATTTGGTAGTTCATCTTCAGTTTTTGTATAATAACCTAGATAAACAGGTTCCCAAGATTCTCCAATGAGATTTTCCCATTCTGAACCATCTTCATTTGTTCTATAGAATGGAAAGAACAAATTATCAGTCTCTACAATGTATTCAACAGTTTTATTTACTTTAAGAATTTTCATAACACTTCAATGTATTTGGAATAAAGATTTGAGTTCTCCAATGTTTATCAGTTTTAACATGATTTGATCTTACATATTTGGCCACAGATTTTCCAAAATCTTCATACGAAAAAGAATCGGCTAAGCGTATGACATAACCTTCAGTTTTTTCTTCATCTAATTGGTTCGCAATTTCTTTGAATAATTTGCCATCAAACACTCCAGAATATAACACATGTACTGGCGTTATGTTAAGAATTGAAAATAATTCAAGAGTAGATTTCCAATCCAAACAAATATTGTTCTCATTCCAAATACTAAAGCCATAGAAATAAGAACTCAAGTTTTCGTAGCGAATTGAATGTTGTGCCAATAAATTCTCTCCACAGATTCTCCATCCATCTGGGATTTCAAGTTGGATCTGTGACCAAAATTGTTTAACCCATGCTCTATCTTCTCCACCCCTTGAATCTAAGCTTCTTGCATGAATATGATCCCGATAAAGAGAAGTATTTTCTCCATCCATCTTTTCAGTAAGAACTACATCAAGACCTTCAAAATGTGAAATATTTTTACAGACTTTATCGTCAGAAGTAATTCCTTTGGACCATGGAACATGTAAGGTTCTCGGGTATTTATAATGATTCATGTTCATTTCACAAAAAACAAAACCGTGTTATTATAAATGTTCATCAAATCTAATAGCTTCATTTTGGCAAAATGAAAAACAAAAAGTGTGATCAAACATGCTTAATTGTAGAGTCAATAAAATATGTGAATTCATTGCAAACAATGTTAATTGAAATCCTTGTGTGGGATCATCATCCCAATAAAATGAAAATAAAGAGAAATTTTTATAATTGAATAATTGCAAAGAATATCTAATAGAATGAAAAGAATTTCCGTTAATTCCATCAAATATTTGATTTTGAAAATTTAATAAATCAAAATTTCCAAAATCAAATAATTTAATATCTAAAACACTCTCTTTGACATCTGAACGAATTGATGTTTTTTGTCTTTTGTTGTAAAGTTTCATTCTACTTTAGATCGCCCAGAAGAATCATACGGATTTGATATATCAGATCTTATTTTTGGTAATGGTTTGTATAGTTGTTGCCTTAAATCATCCTTTTTACTTTCAATATGTTCTCTCCTTTCAGGTGAGAAGTCTTTGGTGAGTTCTGAGAAGGACTTCATTTTATGATTGAAAAGTATGTATTCATGAATCAAACTCCATTTTAAGTCTCTCATATTGTTTACGCCGGTATTCCTCAGATTCTGCTTTTTGTTGTTCTTCTTTCTCAATGCGAGCATGATATTCTTTGTCAGTTTCTTTGCGGGATTTTCTTGCTCTTACAATAAAAGTTTTTTCACTATCCCACGTATCCAAATACCTATAATCAGTTTCAACTCTAGAATACCCTTGGGATCTAAGATGCTTAAGTTTATGGATTAGTTCACTGATGTCAACATCTTCATATGAGCCGGTAAGAATCCTCTCATATTCAAAAACTAATTTTCTATTTTCGGTCATTTTAGGCTCTCAATACATTTTTGGATAAGGTGATACCAACGCTCTGGTGTAATTAGTTCACTAGAATATGAATTTCTAAATGGATATTTGTACCAAGAAATATTAAAATTTTCTGATGGAATTTCAAAATTTGCTCTATTAATTTCGTCTTCTTCATCTCCCCAATAATATGGGCGAATAGTGAAAACATCATTAGAAAATTCATGATCAGTAGAATAATTCTCACCAATTAATTTTAGAAGAAGGTGGAATGTGCCAGAAATCCAAGTCTCATCGCGGGGTATTGGAAAGGGTTTCATTTTGTTGTTTTTCTTATCATACATGAAATAAAATGCTTTTTAAGACTCTTGTTCCACTTTGCATTGTGTCCCGGCTTCATAAGCAGCTTGAAGCCATTTGAACATCATGCGTTTTAAGATTTTTACATCTTTTATTTCACAGTCAGCAAAAAATGCTTCAGAGCGAAAAGAAAAATTTCCATATTCACTAGAGAACCACTCTAAGAAACTAGAATTAGTAGTTTGTATTGGAGATTTAACTTGTTCTATCTCTATAATATCAAGACTAGATTTCCAAATGCTCTGACAACCATGGCTCATAAACCAAAATCTTTTCGTTGAGTCTTGGGACTGAAAAAGATATGAATAATCAGCAGGTTGATAAGCATTAAGCTCAATTACTCCATAATAAATGCTGCCATTTCTCAGTTTAATTTTAACAAATTGATTCACAAAGTCATTAAGATTAATTGTCATTGCTGCTCCCCTTTAAAATAGTAATCATGGAGATTTGTATCATTGTTGATAACTTGACCATCTTCTACCCAATTCTCACCTTCGGTTATCCAATAATCTTTATCTTCTGGATGAGGGCGAAGAACCAAATCAATAGCACATGGAAATCCACCAGAACCCCCATCAATAACATTTAAAATTGAAAATACAACACCATCACACAGTTCTTCTTTAGTTTGATCTTTAACTCTAGACCAATATTTGGCTAAATTTCTACATTGTTGTAAAAACCTTTCCCGCATCTCTTCTTTTGTATAAGGTTTCAGTTGGTTTGATTCTGTTAAATTGTTCATTATTTTTGGATGAAAGAAAATCTAATGTGATGCTTTTCTACCCTTTCTTTTACAAACTCATTTAAAGATGGATCAAAATAATCCAATGGTTTAAATTCATTGACTTTATAAGAATAAAACGTCATTATATTTGAAAGTTTTCTTTTCTCTTTTAAAAAATTAAGTAATTCTTCTTTACTATCAAAGTTATAAACTCGGGCTTCAAGTAAAAAATCATTAAAAATATCTCTTGGGCTAAACATCATATAATCAAAATATTCCTTAAATTCTTCAGGGATTCCTTTAATCAGTCTAATTTGGTTTTTTATTTCATGTTTTTGTCTGCGAAAAAATCTGTTTTTAGCTTGATATTCTAATCCAGCTTTTTCAATTTCACTTTGAAGTTCATTTAACTCATTTTCAAGAGTTTCAATTGTATTGGAATTGGTCATTGTTTTTAGGAAAGTTCAATTTCACAAATTCTAGAACAAAATTTTCTTGAATCTATTTTAGTTGTGACAGTTCTTAAATTGTCTTGTGTTTTCTAGGGCATTACAGAGTCTGTAGATTTCTTTCTGCCCCTTTTGACTCATTAAAATATCTTTAGCTTTTACATAAGCTATGCCAGATTCTGAAACGTATATTGGAGGTTTTTCAAATTTTGGTTCAGGCATTTCTAGTCATTTAATTAATTCTGTTGCAATTTTACTTAGACAATGATTCCATCCATTAGTCTAATTCTTCATCAAAAATACTAGAATCAATTTTAACTTCTTCTAATTCTTGATAATTGATCTCAAAAGAATTAGGATGTTTTATAATAGTAAAATTTCCAGGTTCGGATTGCCTTACTTCTTTGTATAGTTCAACATCAAATTTTTGACTAGCATAATCCTCAAATTCTTTTTGAGTTGGCACTTCATCCCAATCACTGAACATTTGTTCAGTTGGAATGAATGTAAGAGACTTAGTGTAAGTAATAGTAACTGCATTAAGTTTAAGTTTCATATTTTAAATCCTCATATATTTAATACCATTCATAACGAACCCATTGATTTTTCTTATCTGCAAGATAGTACCATTTATGTCGTGGAGTATGTCTAAGTCTACACCAAATTTTTTCGATTTCAATATAAGGCCCTTCCCAATCAAAATTATCTATCGGACAGTAGGTATTCACAGTTTCAATTAAATAATTAACGAAATTTCTCGCTCTCTTTGCAGAACAAAAATAACGAACAAACCGCTTCTTTTCACTATACCAAATTACATGATAGTAAATGCGCCTAGTGTTTCTTTTATAATTGTGTGGGTTTCTTTTCTTTTTGTATGAGTAAGTCATGTAAGAATTGTTTAGAATTTATTAGGTTCATACAGATAAAATTTTCCAGTATTCATTAAACGCTCAAAAGTATATCTATAGTAGCAAGTTGGCATATTAATTTTAGTATCATCATGACTATATGTATCATCTTCATTTTTGGTAAATCTTGAACCATCTTCTCTCCACAAATATGGAGGATATTTTTTAATGCTGGTCATTTCAAGTTCTCTAACAGATTTGCAGTATCTAATAAATCTTTTGAGGTTACCAACCAAACTTTATCTCCCCATTTCCCTTCACAATAATCAGTTAGAGCACGAAGAAAAGATGCAAGTGCCTGGCGAACATCTTCAGAATTCTTGTCTCCATTATCAATCAACTCATCACAATAAACTTTCCATAATTTTTGTACTATTTCTTCATTCATTTTAAATTTCCTCTTTTACTTTAGTTACTGCTCCGGCTCCAGCCCATCCAGTACCAGCATCACATACAATAAGAAGATTTATACATTCTAGTTTACCAACACTCATACAACCTTCAAACCCATTAATTATGTCTTGCTCGTCCCATTCGTCATAGTCAATTATAACTTTATCCAATCTTAATACTTTCCCTTTGTCTTTGAATACGCAAATCCTATTTCTTTTTTGATAGTAATTCCCATCTACCGGAGCATCTGCCAGCCAAAGACCGCAACTAATGGGAGATACAATATCTCCAACTTTAATTTCTTCAATCATTTTTTGACTTATTGCTGCTTTAGATTTGGAAAGTTCAGGTGTAGTATAAACACATTCAACACTATCAATCACAAACATTGTTTTTAGAATAACTTTTTCGATAACATATGACGGTGAGGAACAAGTAATTAAAGTTGTACCCCATTCTACTGTTTCAGCTCTTTTTTTTGCACTCTTTAGTGACTTGTATTTTTTCGCCAATGTGGGGTTGTCAGTAAAACTCCACTTAAAATATGATTGGGTTTCAGCATAATAGCCACAGTCAAACTTTACAATATAAAAAGTTTGAGTATCTTCGGTGGGTTTAATCATTTTTGAATTTCTTATGGCTTTAGTAGTCTATGATATATTTGTGGGTTTAATATAGTATGTGTGCCAGTTAAGAAATCGTCTAATTCAAATTTCATTATTTATTTTTGCTTTAATCTATTCTAATATAATGATGTAAGCGAATTATCGGATTTGAACCGATGTCATCAACTTTGGAAAAGTTGCGTTCTGCCGCTGAACTAAATTCGCATTGAGAGAATCTATCTTAGGTTATGTTGTTTTGCAAACTCAGCCATATCTTTTAGTTCTTTCTTTCCTTGTGCGCTAAGAATTGTTTCAAGAATGCTGACGGTAGAAGCTCCAGAAGAGTCTATGGTGACTTCTGCATTTTTATTTTTATTTTTGAGGAATTTGAGAAACTTCATGTTAATCACTTTTCGGTATTTATTTGCGCCTCAAGTTTGGCTATTTTATCATAAAGGTCAACAATCGTATCAATTAGTTGGTCATAATCTAATATGGGAGAATCTCCATCTTCTGAATGTTCGGTATAATATTTTCTATACTCATCAGATTTAGCATAGAAATAGTAAGGTTTGATTGTCATTTTAGCTCCTTAAATTTAACAATAATCAACAGTAAGTATATCAAGACCTGGATATTGCCTTTTTGCAATGTCCTCTGCTTCTTGATGATTGCACTTTTCATTAACCCCATGTTCAACCTTAACATAAACAAATACACTTTTGCCTGTTACAAAACGGACAAGATATTCTTCCTCAAAGTGAAGTTCTCGGTCTCGCTTTTCCTTTAAGCACCTTTGATGTTTTTTGCTAGACATTAAAGCTTCTTTAGGTTTCTCTACTAACATACACGAAAAGCTCATGCAACATGGAAAGAGTGTGCCAGTTTAGAAGGCGTTTGGGTTAAATTACACCAAACCATAATAGCAATCAATATTTATTGTATATTCTCCAGGTTCCAACAAACTCCTTAAATATAAATCATGAGCAATCATGTCTATGTGAGGATAAAAATTTCTTTGCCAAAACAATTCATTTTGTGATTGAAATTCAAAATATTTGGATGTTTCCTCAGGTGTAGTATTCATCCAAGTTTTAAAACTTACACCCATTTCTTCACCATTAACTTCAAATGGAATCTCAGTTGCTTTATATTCTGTTTCTTCCATACCCCATTGAAGAAATTCTTCTGTTGTAGTACAAACAAATGTTTCTAGACCCTTTTCTTTGCAACCATCTTGCTGTTGAAAATTATAGGGTTTACCATAAACATCTTGGACAAATTTATCCCATTCATTCACATCTATCATTTTTACAGTTTCAATAACCAATGATGGCTTAGTCATGCTTTTAAATTTCTTGTGGTTTTAGTAATCTATGGGAAATTCTATGTGGTGTGAGAGTATGTGTGACAGTTTGGGGAGTGTCTTAAATGTAGCCTTGAGGTTTTTGAAACTAGATTACTAAGAGATTGTGTCAAGTGTATTAAATGGCTCAGAGAGTAACATAGAAGATTTAAGTCTAAGTAACGAATCCTTCTGGACTTGAACCAGAAACGTGGAGTTAGAAGCTCCATATGATGTCCAATTTCACCAAGGATCCAATAAAACCTAAAACAATTCAGATTCTCGGTTATTTATGCTAAATCTCTTGAGCAAATTTTACTTAGTTTTAAGTACCAAGTAAATCGCACTATGCCAAAGTAAAATAGCTATAAAAGGTAAAAAAGTTGTAAGAGTAGTAGAACCTCCATCATCAAGTCCATAGACAATAATAGGACAAAAAGATCCTACAGTTACAAGCAAAGCCAATGGAAACATGAGCAAACTAGCAAGTAGCCAAGTAAAAAATCGTTGAATGAAGATCATCTTTAAAATTCAAAAACAGCTTGTAGTCGGTTTGCCAACCACCTATTAAGAATAACACAAACCAAGCAGAACAGGAAAGTCATATGCCAGTTTAAAGACCGTCTAAAAGAAAGAGCCCCGAAGGGCTCAGTCCACCTTATGCAAAAGTCGGGAAGGTGGCGCCACCTACCGACAAATTAAGAATAACACAAACCAAGCAGAACAGGAAAGTCATATGCCAGTTTAAAGACCGTCACTGAAAAATTCTCCCCCAACCGTCTTTAGGATGTTTTACAGTCCACCTATTCTCAAGAATTTTTCTAGAATATACAACTTGTCTACCATTTGATACAGGACCACTATAACCATCATAAAAACTACCATAAGGATCTCTAACCCAATAATCCCCTGAAGCATTTTTACCAATTACACAAATCATGTGGCCACCTGTAGGACTACTAGCAGAACCTCTATGTAGAAATCCAATAACAATTGGTCTTCCTGCAGCAAGTTCTCTATCTAAATCATCAAAGCCTAGATTATAATAAAAGTTGGATTTAACTCCATAAGACTCTAAAACTATCGTCTGAATGGTATGATCTGTGGAAGCACCTAAAGCTAGAACTTTTCTCAAATAAGCATCATCACCTTTTGGTCCTGCAGGTAATGAACCAGGCTTAAGATATTCAAGGCACATTGCACAAGCTGAAGAATTGCAAGTGCTATCAGGAAGTCTATAATTATCAGTTTGAGGATACCAAGGAATATTAATAATATCAGAAGCTTCTGATGTTCTATAAATTTTAATCCAGTTTGCATAGTCTTCCAATAATTCTGGACACTTTTCAATTAACAATCTTTCAAAATCATCAACTGCGGCGCGATGCTTTGGGTTTTTGTCATCATAATACTTGAAAAAATTATTTAAATCTACTCTCATTGATTAAATGGCATTGATGTTTTATTTAGAGATTGAGATGTGTCAATAGAAATGATAATGGTTTATTTTGTTCTAGAATTTTATGGGAGCCAATGAGTTCAAGGGTTGCACAAGCTCCTAATAATGTAGGATGGGCATACCAAGCTGCAGTCTTATATTCACCACCTATAGTATCTACAGCAGCGGCCGAACGAGCAGAGTATTCATCAAAAACTCTAGCCCCTACATCTAAATCTAAGGCCCGACAACGCTCTACAATTAACCTAAAATCTCCATCACTTAAAGTGTCCAAATAAATCCAGAAATTCAATACATCTTTCCAATTAGGTCCAAGAAAACGTTCAGGATATTCTAGAGCAGTTTGATCATCTAAATGATCTGCAAAACATTGATGGGATTCAGAAATTTTCATGGATTTAGAAACAATGGAAGAAATACAAAAGACTTTTCTCCGCCTAAATGATAGGAATAGAAAAGCTCGCGGGTTGCGGATAACACGGAATCAGCAGCATAACCACCTGCTCTATCAGAAATATTACATCCAGCAATAAATGAAGCCAATGATACTTTATCGCCTTCTATAGAAAGTGTATCAGCCCAATAATATTTTTCAATTGAACTAAGTGTGGGATAAGATTTTATATACCTACACCCAACAGTCTTCAATTGGTCAGAATTTAAAGTATCCAAATAAATCCAAAAGTTCAGTACATTCTTCCAATTGGGTCCAAGAAATCCTTCTGGACACTCTAATATTGTAGAGGATGTAGATGTAGCCAGATCCTGATGAATTTTAGAAATAATCATTATGAAAATAAAATGAATAATTAAAAATGGGGCACCTAATTGCCCCAACATTACTAAATCACTTCTTTCAATCAAGAACCTCAAGTCTAACATGAGCAAGACCACTTGAAATTACTCCAAGATCTCTTGCAATGCCATGACCCAAATCAACAATTCTTCCGCCAACATATGGACCACGATCGTTCACTCTAGCTATGGCACTTCGGCCATTGTTTAAATTAGTGACACGAACTCTTGTCCCAAATCGTAAATACCTATGGGCAATTGTATATGTTCCTGGGCGATAAACTTCACCATTCGCGGTTCTATTACCATAAAAACCAGGACCATACCAACTTGCAGTTCCAGTATAAACATTGGCAACTTTTCGTTGATTGTGATAGTTCTCTAGTCCCCATTTTTCAGTATTCATTTGAGAATTTGTGGTCTCAAAGATTTCATAATTTGGGGAAGAAACTGCAGTTGCTTCAACTGGTGTAAACAGAAGAGCACTAGCAAAAAGAAGTGAAAAAGTTTTGTTAAATTGCATTAAATTAAATTGAACTCTACATCCGGGTTTGAGTACCATCGCAACGCCCCTGTCTAAAAGGCAGCACTCCCCGGCTCTAAAAACACTGAATTCATAATGAATCAGTATTTAGACTGGATTTCAGTCTTGCGGTAAGTTTAGCAGCTTTTTCAAGATTAATTTAAAGAAGTGGACAGTTTAAAAATTGAACGGCCAAAAATTCCAAAACTTTCTCGGTTTAGCATCAAATATGATCTCTTGAACTCTATTATGTTCATCTACTCTAAATAAAGCTCTTGTTCCAATTTTAATCCCTAGATCTTTAGCCGATTTACCGTTATATCCAGGGACCATAGCATTATTAGCGACATACTTTCTATAGGCACAGGGATATATTTCATCCAAATAAACATACCCGTCACTAAAAATTCTTGAGACTTTACCTATGCGAATGTTTTCTGGTAGTAGCATGAGAGTTTAGTCAAGAAGGGTGAATTCGTAGTTTTTCATTAGATTAACAAAAGATTACATGATTTATTCAATAGTTTGAAGAACAACCAAAACTGTTAATAATAATACAATAATTGCCAAAATAATTTTTCCAGATGCAATAAGAGCTACTGCAACCAATACACCACAAGATGCGAAAAGGATTAACATTATAGCTAAAATAATTTTTAATAAAAATTTCATGATCTTTTATTGAACTGTCAAAAGGATACACGATTTATTGGGCAAATTGTGATTATGGTGGACACTCAGTAAACTGTCTATAAATAAACATAAAAATGTGGTACTACAACGATAAAATTTTAGAGGCTGTCCCAGAAGATATGGAGGGATTTGTATATCTTATTGAAAATTTAACCAACAATAAAAAATACATCGGCAAAAAAACTTTCTGGCAAAGGCGAAAAGACCCAAAAACTGGACGAAGAAAAAAGACAGAAAGCAATTGGAGAACTTATTGCGGAAGTTGTGATGAATTAAAGGATGATATTAAAGAACTTGGAATATCAAACTTCAAAAAAACAATACTATATCTTTGTCCACACAAAAAATCAATGTCTTATTTTGAAACATCTGAACAGTTTAGGCGAGATGTAATTATGAGAGAAGACTATTATAATACTAACGTTGAAGGTAAATTTTTCTCATCCGAACGTGAGAATATCTACAATAAAGTCATGATTTCAGAGTCTGTTCAACCGCATCTATTACCTGAGTGAGATAAAAAATTGCAACATCTTTTTGCTCTTTGGGTAAATCTTTTTCATAAAGACTATTCATTATTTTATCTAATTTTGATCTAAAGGCAAAAACATCGGTTGAGGTAACCATAGAAATAATTATTTTTTCTATTTATCTCCAATCTTCAAAAAGAAAGCCATCCGGGGTTGAATAGTGTATTTTATTAATTCCATGATGCTTAAGAAATAAAGAGCAAATAGGACATGGGCGTGAATTTCTTAATTTATTGCCACCATGTCCCCCAACCCTAGCAGTAATAATAGTATCTCCCTCACCTTTAGATCGGATTAAACATAGAATCTCAGCATGGAGAAAAATTTTCCGAGAAAGAGAATCATTCTCATATAATTGACTCGCAAGTCTTGCATACTTCTCTTGAATGGTATGAGTCTTTTTATCACAGTTGCAGGCGGCTGCAATAATTTTCTTTTTATTAAGAATTACACAGCCTAAACGCTCTTTAGATGCTGAAGCCATTGCAACCGCTGTAGCTTGATTGAGTATTTCAGGTTTAAGTGGCGAAGCGATTGCAATAATGTTACTCAAGACAAGTAATCAATAAAAAATCACTCTAGTTCATCTAAGTCCTAGAGTGATTTTAGGATGTGACAGTTTTTTAAGTGTCAGTCTTCTAGATAGGTTTCCATCAGATCATTTAATACTTCTGGCTCCATATTTTCTAAAATAAAGAGTGCATCATCTTCAGTAGTTGCATACCCTCCATTGATAATGTCTTCAATCATATAATGAGCTAAAAGATCATAATCAAGGTCAGAGTTTAGACGACGATAAAGAGCAGCATTTTTCATTTTACGTTGCGAGCCAGTTAATACTCTTCCACCTTTTGTACTACCGCTAGTTTTACCAGAAGGGGGTAAAGCTGGAGTTTGTTTTTTATTGGCTCTTTTCATCGGCGGGGGTGGAGCTGGCCAAGAACCTCCATGAATTGCTCTACCTTCTTGTGGTTTTGGGGCTGTTTGTTCTTTTTTGGGGTTAGATGCTTTAGCAGCAGCTCTCAAACGTTCAATTTTAGAAGGTGTTTGTGCCGAAGAACTAGGTTGCTTTTCTGCAAATACATCACCAAGCTCCTTTCTAGCTGCAAGCCTCATTTGTTGAGTCTTTTCTTTACCTGAAATACGAGAACTTGGAGGTTTTGAAGGTGTTTGTCATTCTTGTTTAGCCCCTCGCACGGCTCCACGAGCAGTTCTAGCGACCTTAGAAAGCGCAGCTTGCCCTCTGAGGGCCATGCTAGCACCTTTAGCTGCTAAATTTGTTTTGCTATCCCTAACCTGTTTGCGAAACCCTTTAAGAGCGCCTTTAACGCTCTCGGCAGCCCCTCTAAGTGCTCCCCTAACGGCGGAAGCCCGTTCAGCTCGTCTAGCTCTAGCAGAAGAATCTGAACCGCCTTTAACAGATTTTCCATCTTTTTGATAGCCATAAGTTGGCTTAAATTCAGTCGTAGCCTTGAATGGACGAGCAGTAACTTCACAAATCGCCTCAAGTGATTCACATAAAACAATATCATCTGAAAAAGCAGTTTCAAGAATTTTTGTTGCCTCTTCAAAACTATCTCCATAATCCATGAACTCCCAAATGAGAGATTCCATTACCTCTTGCATTTGATTTTGATTTAGATCATCAACAAAACGAAGATTTTGAAAATAGTTAGAATCTGTTACGCGAGGGTTATGAAGGTCTCCATATGCTTCAGTGAGATGATAAGTGGACATATTGCGAATATAAAGTTCTTCTATTATTTATAGAATAGGCACCATTTACTTTTTATGATACGTTTATTGTTCTCTACTATCCCAAATAACCGTAGAGTCTTTCCAATAATCTTCTAATTCAACTTCATAGTTGAATGAAAAAAGTGCAACTAGGTAGTCCTTATTATGTTTACGAAATTGAACGAAGCTTTCATTTGAATTAGGAAAACAATATGCAATTGCTCTGACACCCATCTGTTCGTGGTTTCCAAGTTTTTCTATATCAAGACAGCCTGGAAAATGGGAGCCTGCACGGAAATTATCAAAGTTAATGATATCCATAAGGTTTTAATTGTAAATAAGGTTTTCAATTAGATCAACTTGACCTGAACATGTAGCAAGAATAGTTAAATCACCTCTAAAAATTGCAGCAGCAAATCTATGATTGCCATCTACAATAAACCACTCAGAACAATAACCTAAACTTGGAACTCCAACATCTATTTCAATAGGAGTATAATCTGGATTTATAACAAGATGTGCAATTCTCTCAATGTGTTTCTTTTTTGACCATTTTGGTGGTTCAACTGATGAAGAATATTGAGATAATAATGTGCAATTGCTAGTAACTGCTCGTTTTACCTCATTGTATAAAACTGGAGTTTTTGTCTCCCAGCAGGGTGTTTCAAATGGATTGCAAAATTGCTTAAGCTTTTCTACTGATATAATAGAATAATTTTCAGAAGCCATAATTGAAATATTAGATTTAAAACCACTATAGAGCACTTGAGCCTTTCTAAGTGCTCTACGGGTCAGTTAAAAAACTGGCTATCTAATCAACTTATCTTTAAGTTCTTCCCAATATTCGGTAGTTGAATCCAAATTTTCTTGTGGACTGCCTAGATACTCAAACCAAATTTCACCGCTTTCATGAAAACTGTCAAAGAAAGCTTTTTTAATCTCAGCTAATGTAAAGGTTTCTTCCATGGTCTTATAGTTTAAAGTTTGCAAAAGAATCTGGGTTTATGTCTTGTTTGATTACTCCAACTAGATAACTAGATTTTTCAGTTTCCATGGGAGCTTCTTGAAGGGCATTTGAATTTAACCATCCTTCCATCCAAGTTAAAGGATTTGTTTTTGGTGCATTCGGGTATTGTGGTTTTAACCCAATGGCTCTCTGTCTTGTATTCGCATTCCATTCAGTATATTCATCCATAATTTTATCATTGAGACCAATCATAGATCCCTCTTTAAAAAGATACCGACCCCAAGATTTTTCTTCATTAACAGCTCTATCAAATAGATAATAAGAATATTGCTCTTCTTCTGCTGCAATTTTAGCCATATCGGGATCATCACCCTGCTTCCACTTTTTAAGAATTTTTTGTGTTAAGGCTAAATGTAAACCTTCATCTCTAGCAATTAACTCAATAATTTTAGCAGAACCTTCCATTAATTTTAGTTCACCAAAAGCAAAGCTACAAGCAAATGAAACATAAAAACGAATACCCTCTAAGATATTGACATTCATTACAGCGCGATAAAGTTTTCTTTTAAGTTCATAGAGTTCCGTGTGGGCAGATTCAACACCCTCTAAATTAAACTTCCATAAATTTGATGAACTATATTGTTGAGCTGATTGAATAAAATCATCATAAGCTGCAGTAACACTTTGAGATCTTTGTCTAATATTTTCATCAAGAATGATAGTATCAAAAATCTCTGAAGGATTTGGATAAACATTCTTAATAATATGTGTGTAGGAGCGAGAGTGAATATTCTCAAATGCTTCCCACCATAACATACAAGACTCTAATTCTGGGAGAGAGCAATATGGCCTAAATGCTAGGCCTGGTGCTCTACCTTGAACACTATCAAGCATCGTTTGATACTTTAGGTTTGAAGTGAAGATGTGTTTCTGTTCTGGACTCAATTTTTGATAATCTAATCTATCTTTTTGAAGATCTTTTGTTTCTGGAATCCAGAAAAAGCTAATTTGCTTTTTCGTCAATGCCTCAAAATCTGGATATTTAAATTTATCATATCTCTGAATTCCTTGAGGAGCACCAAAGAACATTGGTTGATTTAAAAAATCAACATCATTCAAATTTAAAACTGTCATCCCTTTAATTTCAGATTGAGCAACTTTCACAGACTTCTTCTCCTTCTAGTAGTTTAATTAGTTCATCTAAATTTTCTTTTTGTTCATCACCTTCAACTCTACCATCATTGGTATTGCAATAGTAAGCAGTTTTATGACCATACATATAACAATATAATAAATCACCTGAAATTTCACTCATGGGAACTTCCCCACCGGGATAATTTGCTGGATTATAATTCCAGTTTGAACTAACAGCATGATCAATAAATTTAGTAAAGACTGCAACAACATTGAAATATCCCTTATTGTTTTTCATATTCCAAAGTAAAGTATAATTGTTCTTCAATGTTGAATATTGAGGAACAATTTGCTTGACTGGACCTTTTTTAGATTTCTTGTATGATAGTAAGCCCCTTGGCGGTTCAATACCATTTGTTGCATTAGTGATAACTGACGATGATTCAGATGGTAAAATTGTGCTGCATGTTGAATTTCTTAAACCATACTTAACAATATCATTTCTTAAAGATTCCCAATCATGCTGTAAAGGTTCATTGCAAATATTATCAACTTCTTTCTTGTAAGTATCAATTGGAAGAATACCATCTGAATATTTTGTTTTATTAAAATAATCGCAAGGCCCTTTTTCCTTGGCAAGATTGTTTGAGGCTTTCAACAAATAATATTGAAGACTCTCAGCTAAACGATGAGTTGCATTCCAGGCTTCTTGATCCTCATAAGTTACATTTAACTTAGCAAAATAATGAGCAAGACCAATAACTCCAACACCTAGCATTCTTCTTGAACGAGTTGAAATTTCTGCAGCTTTTACTGGATAATATTGAGTATCAATAAGTTCATCAAGAAATCTAATAGTTAAATCTGCTAGGGATTCTAACTCTTTATCAATTTTAATAATTCCAACATTGAAAGAACTTAAAGTACATAAAGCTATTTCTCCTTCCTCATCATCTATATGTTTGATAGGTTTTGTCGTCTCTAAAATTTCTGTGCAAAGATTACTCATATAAATGCTATCCTTAAATGGACTATGAGTATTGCAATGATCAACAAACATTAAGTAAATTCTTCCAGTTTCAAACCTTTCAGTCAAAAGATCAAAAATTAGTTTACGAGCATCAATAGTTTTACTTTGAATTGTTTTATCTTGCTCATATTTGACATAAAGCTTGTCAAATTCATCAGTCCCATTTGAACTAAAGAAAGCTTCATAAAGACCAGGAACATCATTAGGGGAAAATAAAGTAATCTGTTCACCTTTAATAAAACGCTCAAGAAATAACTTAGAAATCTGAATATTATAATCTAGTTTTCTTACTCTATTCTCTTCAGTACCTTTATTATTTTTAAGTACAATAACACTTTCAATTTCTTGATGCCAGATTGGAAAATAAACCGTAGCCATTGCAGCTCGGATTCCACCTTGATGACAAGATTTCAATGCACTCTCAAAAAGTTTAAGAAAAGGAATTACACCAGTTGAAACTGCTTCCCCTCCACGAATTTTACTACCAAGACCTCGCCATCTTCCAGCATTAAGCCCAATACCAGCTTTTTTTGCAATATATCTAATCATTGCGTGAACTGATGAAGAAATACTATCTAAATCATCATCAGGATCAATTAGAACACATGATGCTGAGTTTGATTCATTAGATCTAGTTCCAGCAATAATAGGCGTTGGTAAATTAATTTTATGTTTGCTAATTGCATCATAAAACTTTTTAACATAATATAAGCGAGTTTCTTTAGGATATTTAAAGAATCCGGTCATAGAAATCAACATATAGGTAAATTGCGGAGTTTCATACAATTTGCCAGAAGATCTATCTTGAAGAAGATATTTATCAACAACTTGACGAAGCCCTGCATATGTGAAAATGAAATCCCTTTCATGATCAATATATTCATTAAGATCTTCAAGTTCTTCATCGCTATATGTACCAATAGCTTTTAAATCATAAATGCTATGATTATTATTGATATTAGAACAGCGAGCAATATGATCCTTCAAATGAGGAAGATCAATTCGTCCACCATAAAGACGCTTACGAATAGCAAAAAGTAGCAATCTCGCTGCAACATATTGATAATTAGGATGTTCAAGACTAATCAAATCAGATGCAGATTTAACAAGAATCTGCTGAATCTCGTCAGTTGTAATACCCGGATAAAATTGAAGTCCAGAATTCATCTCAATTTGAGATGCAGAAACATTCGTAAGACCCTCACATGCACAATTCACCATATCATGAATTTTCTCTAGCATTAATGGTTCAATATTTCCACTACGCTTGACTACAGTAATGTTGTTGCTCATTTTTTCTTCCATTCGTTAAAATTTAAAGTTGCTAAAAGACCAGTATAAATGTTTTGAGTGATAATTTGATTAATATCAAGACCAGAAAGAATCATAAGATTTATATCCTTTTCTTTAATTGCATTTGGCCATATGACTATTGGAAGCCCATTATTAATTGTTCGTTGCATTCTATCAATAATTTCTTTATTTCTCGGTTCATTATCATAAATGTAAATTGGATTGTTTATGTTTAATTTTTCAAGTGAAACATCAGCTCCACACATTGCAATTGAGTTCTCAATAAAATAAGAATCAAAAGGCCCTTCAAGAATATATACAGGTTTAGTATTATCTATTGTATCAAAATTGTAAACTTTAGGGGATTCTTCATTGAGCATGATTGTGATATACTTGATCTGAGAATCACCAAATGTTCTTCCTTGAAATCCTATGAGTTCTCTTTTGAAGTAAAATGGAATTACAATTCTTTCCTCCTCATAATATAGAGCTTTTTCATTAAATGTTGGTTTTATTGAATTAACCCATTTCTTAAACTCTTTGGCATAATAAAACTTTCTTGGATCTATTTTTCTTGATTCTAAATATTCTCTTGAAATCTGCTCTTCACTTGCTCTTGGTAAATTTAATTGTTGCCTAAGTATAAGCTTTTTTCTTGGGAATTTTGGTGCTTCTACAACAAAGTTTTTACCAGTGTATCCTTTTTTGAATTTATCAAGAATATAGTCTTGATAAAGTATTGGATCTACCTGTTTTAGAAAGTTATTAAGTGATATATTTATGCCACAGTTATGGCATTTGTAATTGGTGTTGTTCCCCTTTTCATAAAAGTATCCTCTTGCCTTTGTCTTGTTTTTCTGGGAATCACCACATAAAATACATCTGCAGTTATATAGACCAGCTTTGACTTTTTTAAACTTTTCTAGACGTGAAGAAAGTAAATTAATGTATTGATTGTCTATTGCATCCATTCAAACCGTTCAAGGTGTCTGAACTCTAGCAGAAGGTTGCGGATTTGTCAAGACCACCTTTGTTGTCATGTTTGAGATCAGTGAAGGCCCAAAAACAGTCAAAATTAATTGAAAAGTGAGAGCTACCCCAACACCAATAAAAACTTTACCCTTTATATTATCAAATTTTGTTTCTAAGGTTGCAACAGCAGTGAGCAGGTCAGTCTTATTAGTCTCCATTTTCTTATATATTTCATCTCTATCTACATCCATTTTTAAAGTCAGTTTAGAGATTCCAGTTTCAACTTTTCGGTTAAGATCTTCTTCCTTTTGTTGTTGTTGGTCTAATTTTACTTGATGTACAGCTAATAATTCGCTAATTCTTATATTAACCTTACTTATCTCAGAAATAGCTTCCCGTAAAGCTGACATTTCTTTTTCTGAAGTTTCTTGACTTTTTTCTAAAATCGCTAACCGAACTGAATCTTCTGCCATTAATTACTCCAAATGTGCTCACTTTGGAAAACGATAATACTTAAATATTTATAATTTACAAAAGTCCCAATGATTTCAGCCAAGAGTTATATTTTTTCTTATAACTTTTTGTATTTCTTTTATCTATTTTTCCGCGTCTTGTTAAATTCATCCCCATTATTGTATCATATCCTGCTCTTGGTTCCGGTGAGGAACCTCCAAATCCCCCACCCTCGCCAGGCGCATTTGCAGTCATTACATCTTCTCTTATAATTGTAATAATTCTATCTAGTGGCGTCATGTAATAATCGTTTGCAGTTTTGATCTTCTTCTATAAGATGTATATAACTAATTGGAAACTCTGGAAGACGATTGAGAAAAACAATAAATGATTTAATTGTACTCCACAGTTCGCAATCAAGCTTATAGAAAAGCATAGGAGTTGTGGCTTCTCCAAAAATATTATAAAGTATCACAAAATGATTAAGAATTAAATGAACCTTTAAATCGCCAGTTTTTTTATATTTTTTAAGTAATCGTTTAATATACCTAAACTGATTAAGATCCTTTTCAAAATCTTCTCTAGTTAGAGCTTGAGGATTTTCATAATTTTTTATCGCAAATAGAAGAAAATTATCTTCATTCAATTCATTAAACTGCATCTATAATCATGCGAAAATTGTAAGAGTAGTGGTTCCGATTCCAGCATTTGAGCCAAAAGTACCTGCACCACCAACATTACGAATCATATCAGCAGTAAAAGTTGAAGTAACTCCAGCAGCATTGAAAAGATCTGTAATAACTCCAACAAAACCTCTACTTGTGTCAATTCTTAATACACTCCCAATACCAGTTGAAGGAGCAGTAAAAGCAAAAGCAACACGATTGGTAATTTGGCCATTATAGCCAGTAAAGGTTTTAAAGGATTGATCATTAATAAAATTAGTAACAGTCGCTCCGCTTGCATATGAACGTGCAGTGGCAACAATTGGAGTTCCAGTTGCAACTCCAGCAGCAGTAAATTGTCTAATCATACAAGTTGCACCAGCAGAAGCGAAAACAAGTTCATTAAAAACTAGATGAACATGACCATTTCGTCCAGTTCCAATACCTGAAGTCCCCCCGGCACCAATAGAAATTGGTGAAGAACGATTTAGGTCTTCAAAAAACACTGCAACAGGAGTTGCAAGACCTAGACCAGTTGAATTAGAACCAATCCCAGTGGTATTAAGACCAGAAACAGGAACAATGACTTCATCATAATATGAAGTGGAAAGACCAGAATTTTCAGTGCTACCATAAAAACGATAGACCCAACCCCTTTGATCTGCAAAGCAATTATGTGGAGTTCTATTCCGGTCTACATCATGAAGATGTTTGGGAATACCATACTTATTTGCTTCAGTTTCGGTTGTAGTTGAGATTCCCCAAAGAGCCATTATTATTTCCTGGATAGTATTTGCTAAGAATTATTTATGTTTATTATTAGTACAATAATTATGAAAGTTCTTCATCTTTTGGTTTTCTAAGATTTGGATTATAAGTTTCATAGCCAACTTTAAATCCGCCAGCAGCTCCTGCTCCACCAGCTAAACCAATACCCATATATGGAAGACCAGTCATCCAACAATCTTTAAGATCACCACCATTATTTACCCGGCAGTCAATAATAAAAACTCCACCTGCAATAGCAGAAAGAACTGTTGCACTAAAGATAGATGATAATACTATATTTTTATTCATACTTTCTTAGGTATTCCTTTATGTTTAGTCGTTGCAAATTTACGAATTTCTGCCTCAGACATTCCATCAGCAATCTCTAAAACCTTATCGCTAACTTTATCTCTTGAAACCATTCCACGTTTTACTGAAAGGGCTAGCCCAAATATTTTTTGTTGTTGCTCACTTACTGCTTTTTCTAGAATATACTGGACATTTTCATTGGTTTGTGCTCTTGCACGTCTATACCCAACTTCCTTAGCATAAGCATCTCTTGCTGCTCTTGTAACCTTTCTAGCACCTTTATAAGTAGCAGCAGCTACATTGCGTCCAAGTTTAGTTTCTTTTCCAGATGGAGTCTCAAGGCCTGTTGCAACTCGTACACCACTGGTTATTCCACCCCCAACAGCTTTAGCACCCTTTGAAACTGCCTTAGCAACATTGGAGCCAACTTCTGCCGTCTGTGATGCCATTTTCATTGCAGCCTTGTGTCTTTCCATACCTTTGGCATATTGTTTTTGAGCACCTGAAATGAAACCTAAAATACCTCTTGCGATTTTATCTTTAGTTTCATTTGATTTTTGTTTAGTTTTAGGTTGAGCCTCAACTGCAGCTTTCACAGCACTATTGCCCCGATCCATAGTCACTTTCTTAGCAACCTCCGCTTGCCGTTTAAGGGCAGCAGTCATACCAGATGGCCTAGTATCTTCAACATCTCTAGATGCTTTTTCTTTTTTTCTAGATCTGATTGCAGATGCTTTAGCTCCACCACGTAAAGTTGCAATTGGTTTACCAGTCTTGGTAACTGGTTCAATTCTTCCACTTCTACGAGCTTCTGTGAGCATATAATCATCAGAAATATAGAAGATATACTCAAGGAATGTATCTTCATCTAAAGTTTCTAAAACTAAATCAAGGCCGTGCTCATTAAGACCCATTTCATATAGGTAGTTGGCAGTGATATTTACACTCTCAGTGATAAATTCTTCATTTAATTCTTCACCATTAATAAAGGCGATATTTTCACTCACCGAAGGATTGACAATAATTTTATTTTTAACTGGCTTCTCTTTGATTTCATCATTATTAACATCTTTCATTTTTGGTTCAAGTTTTGAAACAATTTCAAAAAGATCGCTCCGCCAATCTGAATAAGATTCTGTCTTCATTTTATAATCTTCGTCCTCATCTTTATCTTTTTTATGAGTCTTGGATTTTTTAATGGCTTTATCTTTTACTCCAGCATATTCATCAGCTTCATCTTCTACTTCGCCATCTTCGTCATAATCCTTACTCTTCTTACCACTCTTTTTATACTTGTCTTCATGGTCTTCACCATATTCTTTTTCTTCTTTAACAATTTGAGTCAGATAGATATTTTTCAATTCTGAAAAACTTTGAATAATGCGATCAGACATATTTTTGTTTAATAACTTATGAACTATTTAGATTTTTCTTTACTCTTTCGGTAAGAATTTAGAAAATTCTTAATTGCTTTAGAGCCTGTTAATTTCATTACATATTCACTAAGTTGATCAGATTCAACAATTCTTTGATCAGAAGAAAAACCTATCCATTCAGTTATATCTTTGATCCAAGACTTAAACATAATATTATCTTCTGTTACGCATATTAAATAATTTGGGCCGCGTCTTGTTATTTTACCAATAAGACCAGTAATAAGATTTTCAACTACATCTCCAACCTTAAAAATATTTCCTTGATAATAATTTTCTCTTAAATTTTCATAATCTAGACTAGGTGCAATTCTCCACATTTCTGTCATTTTATTCTTGCCTTCAAGAGCATTCTGCACAGCATGAAAGAGATTTTCTACTTCTTGTGGAGGAAGAGTCCTAGGAACTCCAGATCTAAATGTTGGAAAGTCATCTTCAACTGATGCTTTTCTTAGTTTAGCTGAAGACATACTTGTTAAATCATCTGCAGAATCTGGATCTCTTGGGCCAGCAGAAACAATTTTAATATCCTCAAATGAATATAAATCTGAATTATTATATTGATTTGCAAGTCTTTCAAATTCAGAAACTCTATCAGCACCTACAACTATATTAACATTCTTAAAACCATCTTCAAAAATATTTTTTAAAACCTCAAAAATAGTTTTTAATGCACGATCATTAACAATTTTCTTTTTAAGATCAGGAAACATTTTCCTCATATATTTAATTTTTTGAGGAGGATTAAGAGGATCTGTGGTTCTATTTTGTGCTCTTGATGGGTAAATTCTCAGTTCTCCGCCAGATGCTACTTGTATAGCTTTGTCAAATATTAGGCGATGAGCATTAGTGGGTGGATTAAATCTACCTAAAACAATAGTAATTGTATCTTCACCTTTAACTTTGGGTGTAGAATCTTCTTCTTTTGCTGATTTTATTTTAGTTTGATTTCCACCAGAAACTTTCTTTATTTGTGGAGCTTCCTGCTCCTGAGATGGTGTTAAATTTCCTTCAGCTTTTTCTGGAGAGGGTGATTTTTTCTGGACGAATTGTAAATCCCCATTAACGGTTTGTGCAATTAGTTTCCCAGAGCGATCAACCCATCCCCCGTGTTTATTAGAAACTAAACCAAGACGATAAGCTTTTTCGCTGGCTTTACTGCCTCGGTATTCTAACAAGAACTGAGAGAATGTTTTCATTATCTTAAAATTATGTGACTTATTTAGTCTATTAGATGATACTCTAATTATTTATAGTTAAGTTAAGATACGTTGACAAAGCCTATCTGCAAATTCAAAAAATTGGTTTTCCGTCCAGTTTCTATCTTTTGCTAAATCTGAGGCTAAAGCGAAAATATCAAATTTTAGTCTAGCTCTATCTACATCATTCATGTCATAATTTGGTTTTAGTTGATTATTTGTTTCCATTTGTTCATTAGACAATTTATCCGCATCAAGGAACACTGCTCTTTGAACTTTTGTTGTTTCAATCCACCTTTCAATATTGGATTCGTCATAATTATCATAGGCATACATAATTGCACCACCTAGATTATAATAACTACTCCGAAGAGGTTCTGCAGGAATATTAAATTTTACAGTTACTTCTGTTGTGGGTTCAAATGTCTGTCCATTTGGGTAAATTTCTGACACATTTAAAATTTTAGCATTAAATAGACTCATTTTAGTTTAATTACTTGTTAGTTTTTCAATCACACCACGAATCCTAATAATTCGCTCAGGTGTATGGTCTGTTCCATAATTCTTTTGGTGCTCAATAAGAATTTCAAGAACATCTTGGGATTCTTTAGTTGTTAGAGTTAGTTTTTGCTTCATCTTCTTTTATAATTTCAATTTTCCCATTAGTTTTTTTAACAGCTAATGAACCATCCCTCTCAGTCCACATTTCTATGGTTCCAGAAAGAAAGTTATGATCAAATAAGTCTGATGAATTTTCTTTTTTGGGGAAAAGT